TTAATATATCTTTTGTATTAAAAAACCTAATAGCATACAATAAATTATTCTCAACAGTATTATCATAAATTAATATTGTATTTTCAACATCAATTGGTGCGAACCTAATATTTTTTTGATTATCAATATATAGTAATTCATTTGCTATGCCATAAATGGATTGATTTAATCCCAGTCTGTTGTCAACTGATTGCGAGTCATTATATTTGAATATTGTATTTAATTCGCTTAAATAATCACTATTAGTACTATTTAATACTATTGGTTTTCCTAAAAAGTACGAAGAAGTGATATCAGATATATATTTTGCAAACGGTACTGCCAATTTATTATTTGGAACATCAGGATCATTAAATTGTCTTGACATAATTGCATCATTTTTACAATTATAATATCTTTTTAATTTTTGTAATCGTGGTAAGTATTGTGCTTTGAATATTTCTATGTATTTTAATATTCGTTCATTTGTCATTACGACGTTTCTATTTTCTATAAACAATTTTTCACCTTCCTTAAAAACGTATATTAAGTGCTTTTACTTTCTTTTTAACTAATTGAATTCCATAACGTAAAGCATCACAAAGATGATTCCAACTATCAATTGGGATATTCAGGTATTCACCTGTTACCTTATCTTTTTTATATGAATAGTTGTCCATTTCGTCTTGTATATTAGTACAATTTGGATGTATTATAATTTCATACTGATTTATTTTCTGTATTCCCTGCATAATACTTCCTGCCCCTTTGCGTGCTGGCTTAATTCTTGTAACACCTAACTTTTTAATTTCATCTATGGATTTTCTTTCTGCTGAATCAGCAATAATTATTTCTTTTGCATATCCTTTATCTTTTATCATTTGCGCTATTTCGTTGTTTAGCATGCCTTTTCTGGAATACTCATCAAATATATATAATTTCATGTTGTCATCATCAACTATTCCAGCTACTAAGGCTGAAGGGTCATTAATATAGCCAAAATCAAGCCCTAATATTAACATTGTATTTGGTTTTTTCAATATTTCCTTATAATCAAATTCTTCAACAGTATAGGAATATACTAATTTATCAAGTGTAACGAATTCGCCCAATGCTTCAATTTTATATCTTGCTG